CGATACAGATTTAACATCAAGTAAACGTGCCTTGCCTTTCTTATTAACAACAATAAGATCAAATGGACATTGTGGGTCCAATGATTTAGCAACATAATAACCTTTATTTAAAAATTCTTTTGCAGCTATTAACTCTGAACATACACCTTTAATTGTTTTAATTGTCATAGTCTAATGATTATAAACCAGATTAATAGTGCAATTATAATTATAAAAAATACACTCATTTTTTTCTATTGTTTCTTCTTCTCATTTCTAAATACCAAACCAAGTGATCTAGTTTTGCAGATAGTTTTCTAAGTATATTTAAAATCATTTGTAAATAATAATGGCTACAATCATTAACAACCAACATAGTATTATTACTAATGCCCAAATACTTTTTTCGTGTTTTTCTATATTCATTATTTATACCACTTAACTATTTCTATTATTACAACAACTATAACTACTATTATAACTGCTTGAACAAATGGGTCCATTAACAAGTCCTACTGATTTTTTTTCTGTTTCTTTTTTTACTTTTCTTTTTAGAAATAGGTTTACCAAAGCAATCCCATTTTTTATGATAAGCTTTTAATAGTTTAGCTATTGCGCGTTTATAACCAGATACAGTCATTGTATTACCGTTGTTTGTTCAAGGTCTTTAATTACATCTTCTGTGATATCAACTTCCCCTTGATTATGGCAGTAATCACAATCTGTTGGTATTTTTTTTCTGTCGTCATGGTTAAATGAATAAACATATCCATTACCATTACACTTTGGACAAATTATTTTTCCACTCATTTGTTTACTATTCCACTTCTAATTAAATTATATTTTTTAATTTTAGTAAAAGCTTGTATTGGATTAAAACCAGCATTTTCACAAACATCAGCAAAATCTGAATTAAATTCTTTCATCCAGTCTCTTGCCATTTGTTTATCAAATTTGTTGGTTTGATCGTAGGTGTTATTAAATGCATCTTGCAATGCTTGATTAAACACCGCTCTCCAAAGTCTTTGCTCTGGAATTAACTTACGCTCATCTGCTTCTATACTATTTTGAAAGTTTACCATTTAATGTTCTTGCTTTCTCGTTAACTAATGTTTTTATTACTTGGCTTCTGCTTAACTTAATATCTCTTTTAAGTTTAGTTTGAAGTTTTGTGACTAATCCATAAGTGTCATTATCGACAGTTATGTTTTTATACTTACTAAAGTCAGTCATTTGTACCTTTCTTGTTTGTTTCCTATTATATAGGATATTACATTAAGTAAGTCAAGTCTATTGTTTTCTTCCCTGACCTTTGTATTCTTTTCTACTATTACGTTTATTAGGGCTTTTAGAGTGTCGTCCTGGGCGTTTTTTATTGGTTTGTTCTATGAACTTACCATTACCTAAATTAACTTTTCTTGCCATGCTTCTTTATGTATTCTTTATCTGATTCTTTTAATTTCATATATTTTATAACTCCATTAACAAACTGTTTAGTATCTTCACCACAGTTTGTGCATCTATAATAATCTACTACAATAGCTACTAAAAATGCTTCTTCTTTACATTCAGGACAAATGCCTAGAACGTTGTCGACGTACAGTTGTGAATTAAATTTTAATCTTTGCATTACATTATTGTATAAACAACTCTACCATTTAATTTCTGTGCATTCAAATAAGATTTTCTATTACCTGCATCGTTATAACTGCAATGAATCCATCCAGAGTTAGGGTCGCTAGGAGTCCAGAATTCAAGTATACATTGATCGTAATCAAGATTTTTTACAATCCAATCACTTACATCCTTATTATGTACACCAAATATCTCAAAATCCGCTGCTTGTCCCTTTGTATGTTGACTCTCGCTGCTCGATCCTATGGCCTCGCATAGCGCTGCTGACCTGTAGCCGGAAGAAATAGATACTGGAATTTTAAAATGATTTCTAATTGGTTGTAATATATTCTTACACAACAAAATTAAATTAGTTATATGTTCGTCTTGAGGCTCGTTAGCTATACCAAGTCTAATTGCTTCTTGGGATTTTATTAATTCGTCTAATGTAAAATTCTCACTTAGTTTCATTTCTTAATTTATTAATAACTTCTATTACGTATTTCTCGTATTGTTTGTTTGTAGAAAAGTTATCTAAGGTTTTAGCCATTTGAATAGGATCTCTATTCAATGTAATCTCTCTAACTCTTCTAAATTCTGCATACACTTTTTTTGTATTTAGAATTTCAATGTAATACTTAACAGATTCGCATTTGTTTTTAAAGACCCTTACACGCCATTCTATTGATTCAGGTTGTAATAAGGGTAGCATTCCCTCTTTTGACCATACACGTATGCCAAACAGATTATGGCCTTCTCGTGCAAATCTTGACCTACCATAGTCGCTTTCTACAATAGCCTGAGCCACTATTAGTTCTGTGTTGATTCTTTGTCTTCTTGGGATGTTAAAATTTAGGTAGTCTATGCAGTTTTTAAGGGAGGATGTGAATTCTTTGTCGTTTGAATACTCAAACCTTGGAGGTCCGAATCCTATCTTCTTGGCCCAGGTTATTGCTTCACCCTGAGCCTTGTTCTTGGCGGCTGGATTGGGGAAGAATGTACCTAATACAAATGCTGCTAGAGCTATCATCAAATATCTTATTATTGTAGTCTTGATTATCATGGCATTTACAGTGATTTGAGAGACAGCATCCAACTGTCAGATTGTTAATACAATTACTCTTGTTTAACTTTTGGTGCATTCATTTCGTTTACTTGATAAAACATATCATCAGTATCTTCTAATTGCCAACCTTTGTTTTCAACATTCCATTCTGTAGTTGTAACTTTATAATCTGGCCAATGTTTAGAAGTAGTAAAGCTGCTAATACTCCACAAAATACGATTATTAGGCTGAGCTGCATAATTACCGTTATCAAGAGCCAAAATATGCGCGCACTTATGTTGGTCAGGTATTTCGGAATGTTCAGTATCCAAGATATTAGGTTCTGGATGTGCCCAATCAATTGTAAATAAATATTCACCATGTATAAATTTTTTATCTTTACCTAAATATTTACAGCGTTGTCCAATTAAAAAATCAAAAGTAGTAATAGCAGGATAATAACTAAATGAATTCCATAGCTCAAGATCTTCGAGATCTGGAGATTCCATTTCTCCTTGATGCACAGTACCGCTGTTTCTTCCTTGAAGAAAAGCACTGATAGGAAGCCTCCAATATATTGCACCATTCGTAAGTAAAGCATGAAATAAGATTGCACGCCCTGGAATACTTGCAATAGCAAAGACCACACAATCTTCAACTTCGCCTTTATGTTCTCGTAAGTCATATAAATACTCCCTTCGTATTTTACAATAAATTGGTGGTATGTTTGCATTTAAATAAGACATAATCAACCATAAATATCTCCCCACGTTTCACCGCTTTCGTAATCTACTTTGTTGGGAATTGCCAAAGTAACGGCGCTTTCCATTATTTCTACAATCTTCTTTGCTTGATTGTTATCTATAACAGAAATATCTAATTCATCGTGAATTTGTATGTGAGGAATAATTCCTTCACTGTATAAATCCAACATTGCTTTTTTAGTCATATCAGCTGCTGACCCTTGAATCAATTTATTTAATGCTTTGTAAGTCATAGCTCTTCTTATTCTTCCACGCCCATAAGTTCTTTCTGCTTCTTCAAATGTCATGGGTGTATGCATACCAAATGTTGCTGGTTCCCATTTATTAAATCTACAACGACGACCAAGTAAAGTTCCAATTGATCCTGAAGTTTGTGCAAACTGAGATGTCTTATTCATTAGTTCTTTTACAAATGGAACGTTGTTATGATATTGATTAAACAATAATTCAGCTTCTGCTTTTGTATTTAATCCAAGTTCAGCTTGTAATTTTGCTTTTCCCATTCCATAAAATAATCCAAGATTAATTGTTTTAGCTTGAGTTCTAGATATACCTGCCATATCAGCAACTGTTTTATGAAAGTCTGCTTGATTGTTTTTAAATTCATTTACTATTTTTGTAACTGATTCATCAAAACAAATTGGTTCAGTTGTTGCTGCATAATGTACAACAAGTCTTGGTTCTTGCTGCGAATAGTCAAAACAACCCCATTTATGTCCAATTTCTGGTAAAAATAACGATCTAATCATAGGTCCTAGTTCCTTGTTTCTTGCTGGTATCTGCTGGAGATTAGGATTAGCATAAGAGAATCTACCGGTAACAGTTCCACCTTGATCTGATCTTATTGGATTGATGTCAGCATGTATTCTTCCTTTGTAATTAAATTTTAAAATTGTGTCTATAAAAGTTGTATGAGCTTTATTAATTTCCCTTGCTTTAGCAATCATTTGGACTATAGGGTGTTTGTGTTCTTGTAAAAAATTTTTAGTGAAAGATGGTGCAGATGATTTCTCAGTTCTTTCGTAACTTAATTTTAATTTATCAAAAATTTCTGCAATGCTTCTTGCTGCCCAAATCTGCGCTTCTATCCCTGTTTCTTGTTTTACTTTTAATAATAATTCATTCTCTTGTTTTACTAATTGTAGTTTCACTTGTTGTGCTTTATCTGTATCAATTCTTACACCTTTAAATTTCATATCAATTAAACATGGGAACAATTGTGTTTCTAAATCAAATACGTTTTGTAGATTTTGTTTTTGTATCTCGCGTGATAAAACTTTAAATAATTCTAATGTTAACTTTGCATCTTTCTCTGCATAATTACCTACATACATTGCAGGAAGTTTATACATTTCAGATTTAGGATCTATTCCCCATGATTGAGCCGCTTCAATCAATGTCTTCTCGTCTTTTACTTCACCTAAAAATTCATATGAAATACTATTTAATGTGTAAGATAATCTATTCTCATCAATCAATGATGCCATAACCATTGTATCTACAATATGTCCTTTGATTCGGATCCCCGCCGCTCGAAGCCAGCACACGTCATACATTGCATTATGAAATATTTTTACATTAGGCAATTCACAAACTTCTTTAATCCATGCCATTACTTTTTCTTTTTCTAAATTACCCCCACCTTCGTGTGCAATTGGATAGTATGCGGACCATCCTTCTACTGCTAAGGCAATACCAACAATGTTGCCCTTACCGGATACTGCTCCTGATCCTCTTGATTTTAATTCAGGATCTTTAGTTTCTAAATCTATTGCAATGTATTTATATCCTTTTAGATCGGGATAATTTTCTGGACAAATCCATTCTTTCTGAGCTTCAAACATCATTTATAATATCATAATCAAATAACAAAGTACACACATGCAGGTTAATAACCCCATATGAAATATCATTTTTTTTCTTCCTCTAAACATTATTGTAATCTCTATCGATTATCATTTCTAAATAATGTATTGCTTTTAGTATATCTTCTTTCTTACCTTTTAATTTATGTCTGCAAATGTATTTAATTGCATTACCTTCTGCAAAAGGTAAATT